TATAAGTTCTAGTTTTTGATGAGTTTTATTAATATCATCAAATCTTCCACACCATGCTGCAACTATTTTGTCTTGCTCTATGTATGTTTCAGATTCTGTTCCATTTATTTTAGTAACTTCTATAGGAGCTTTCATTACATATATAGAACATAATGATTCTGATGTTGTAGTTTTTCCCTCAGAAACAGGGTCAATAGATGCATAATATTGTCCAAATGTAGGATCTGCAATTGGTCTTTCCCATACTACTAATACTCCTGTTTTATCTTCAGTTTTTTTAGATATAGGAAATTCTGTTATTGGTCTTTTATTACTTGTTGTAACAGAAGGTTTACCATTAGTATCTGTACTGATATCTAAAAATTCATATGCATATTCTTTTTCTTCAATTCTTCTTGCTTGTGCTGCAATTAAATGTGTAGGAAAAACTGATACAGATCTATGATCAAATGCTTCTTTAATATTTCTTGGATGCTGAGATATTCTTAATTGGTAGTCTTCTGGATTTAATTCTTTTTTCCATTTTTCAAATTGATTATCTAATGCTTCTAATGATTCTTCTACAAGTGAATTACCATAAGAATCTATAAATGGAGGCATAGACCATTGTTCTGGAATAAATAAACCTGACACACCTAATGTACCTTTATCATCTAATAAATCTGTCTCTACAGCATATATATCTTTTGAGTCAGGATTTAATATCATATCTCTTAAAGGATTACATTGTGATAAATCACCTACAGATCCTGCAGCAATAAACATTCCTGTAGTTGTCAAACCTGATCTCATAGCAGGTCTCATGTACTCATACGTCTGATCCATCTTAGGAGCAATACCTGCTTCTTCATGAAAGAAATATTTTACTGGTCCACCTACACCATTTGTAGGATCTTTTTCAAAAGACATTCCTTGCATTGTACCTTTTAGACCTGATTCTGTTTTTCTATCACCTTTTCTAATTTCTATTTTTTGTTGCCACATTAGAATTTTATCAGGATTCATAGGTCTATACCATGCAGTATGTTGATTAAGAAATGAAGCATATTCTGCAAGAAATTTCCATGATCCTTTTTCATTAATATAATCTTTAAGACTAGCACCCATTTTTAAGGTAACTCCTTCTTCAAACCATAACTGATTTAGTAACTTAGATATATGAAAATAAGAAGATGCTATCTGACGTTTCTTTAGAATAGCAACATGTTTATAATTAAGTTCTGCAAGTAGTTCATATAGTGCCATATGATACTGAGCATCTCTAATTTTTGCAAAGTCAAATTTTTGTTGTTCTTTATCAAAGATTGGTAAAAAGTTTAACCACATATAGTAGTCTCTTGTAATAAACCATGTATCATCTTTAGATTTATATATTATACCTTTTCTGCATTTTAGTTTTTGATCATCCCAATAATTAACAAAGTCTTTAGATTTAAATGGTGCTGTACAATAAACTTTATTTTCTCTAAATAATTCTCCTTGTTGATTAAATAAAAAACTTGTTTCATCAAATTTATATTTACCAGGTTCTTTAAATAAACTAAAAATAAAATCAGAAAATAACTCTCTTGATTCAAAATCAGTAACAGTCCAATTACCATTATTCCAAGTTGGTATATTATTATATATTTCTTCCATGATTATTGATCATAAGCCATACCAATACCACCTCTAACTTTACTAGATTGTTCATCTTGAAGATCTTTATATACTCCTTTAAATGATGTTCTAATTTGATCAAAGTTTTTTGCAGCACTTACAATAGAGTTTATATTACCATCTCTGCCATCTGTAATGCTCTGTGTTTCCATATATCTTGCTAATCTATCTAACATAGTTGCAATACCTTTATAAGCTCTTGAGGTTGGTGTTTCATACATTCTTTGACAAAACTGTAATGCTATACGTATGCAGTCATCTTCTATAGAGAATTCTGAATCTATTTGTTTTAAAATTAAGTCTTCTTTATCTATTTCCGGAGTATAAAAAAAAGGATTCATGTCTGGATTTGGACAACTCATATAGAATAAGTATAAGTAAATTTTAAGATGGTCTTCTGGATAGTCATCCATAACATCCTTTAATGCTTTTAAAGTATAACAATGTTCTGTAGGGACTACTACACCATTTTCTATATCAAATAGTTTTACTAACATACAAATATATTTTATTTATTTTTTTTTAATTTTTTCTTTATTATCATGTAAATAGTGAAAAATAGATAATACTTCATCTATTAAATAAGGCATTACAATTGGTGTAACTTTTTTTACAATGGGTTCACCATTTATATCATTTTTAGTTATTGGATATCCCCAAGCATCCTCATCCTCTATTTCAAAAGAAATATGATGTATTAACATTCTTCCTGGTTTAAGTTTAGGATTATGCTTTAATATAATATACATATAAATACTTAGTTGTAGTGCGTAGTGATAAAAATTACAGTCTTCTAAACTATTAATTGGATGTAACATTTTTTCAGATATACCTTCCCAATTTATATAAGATTCTTTTTTTATTTCTTTGTTTGTTTTATAGTCTATTATATTAACTTTTTCATTTACTACTTCTACTAAATCTGACTGTCCACATATACCTGCTGATCTTAAATACACCATATGTTCTGGATAAATTCCAGGATCTAGTTTTTGTTTAGGAGCTATCTTAACACCTTCAGTAACTATATTTGGTTTAAATATAGGTATTGTAACACCTTCTTTTTCCATAGATGCTAAAGAACATATATCACTTTCTCTTTGATCATGATACCAAGAACCTAACTCAAGTGATCTATTTGATTCTTTATTCCAAATTTCTTCAATGTCTGAAGGTTGGATTCCAAACCATTTTGAGTTTTTATTTTTACTAACTTTTAATGCAATTTTTTTAGAATCAAAAGGTTTCTTAAAATGGGATACTAGTGTAGTTACACTTATCCATTTTATATTTTCATCATCTATACTTATATAACTATGATCTTTTGCATTAAATTTTATGCTCATAATATTTATTTTAATGAATCCAATTTATCTTCTTCCTCTACTGAAGTTAATGCTTCCCATTTACCTAATGGACAATCAGAAGATAAAGATCTAGTCTTAAAAGTAAGTGAGCATCCACATTCATTACAACAAGGACTTGTACCTTTTACTGCACATTTTTTACCTTTACTTGTACATTCATCACAAATAGAATATCTTAATCTTGATATTTCTTCTATTGTTTCATCTCGTATTATAGTATTAGTTATACCTTCTACTATTTGTTTTCTATTCTCCCAAATTAGTTTTAATGTATTTTTCATCTTTAAAATTTTTTCTTTTTGTTAGTTCTTCTTCTGCTTTTTCATTTATTAGAATTAATAAATCTAATTTATCTTGTGCATTTTTTTTACTATGATATGCACCAAAAGTTGATACATCATGATTTTTTAAAACTTTTTCATAATGAGGAATTGATTTTTTTACTTTCTGTATTTTTATTACAAAATGACCAAGACCATCTACATTTATTCTTAAATCTGTTAAACCACTTAATTTTTTTCTTAACTCTTTATAATAATTTTGAATTAAGATTTCTACAAAACTTTCAGTAACATCAAATTCTTTTGTTAACTCTTTATATAAACTATTTACTTTTTTCGGTATCATTACTTAAAAGTTTATAATCTAAATATACTACACCTTCTGTTTGAATTTTTAATGCAGAGTTAATTACTATAAGTTTTTTATTATTAACATCTTTAGATATGAGTCCATTTTTTTCAGATTTATTAATACTGTTTCTTACAGTTTGTGGTGTTTTAAAAATCCAATCTTCTTCTGAAGATGCATCAAGACAAAAATTACTAAGTTCTATTGGTTGATTAAAGCATAACAAAGTTAGACAGTTAAGATCAGAGTCACTCATTGTTATACGATTAATATAACAATGAGTTAAAATCTGAAATTTAACTATATCCCATTTAGGCATTTTAACCTTTTTCTGTACTTGATTTACTAAAGCCATTATTCTCTTTTTAATTTTTTACCTTCATTAGGTACTTTTGATAAAGGTTTAACACTATCATTACTTGAATAATCTTGTTCATTAATAGATTCTTGTTCTTGACTTTGTGCAGCAGACATCATTGTTGCATATTGAATTTGCATAGTTGCTCTTCTGTATCTTGATTCTTCAATGTCAGTCAAGGCTTTTTCATATTTTGCTTGTGATTCAAGATAAGGAATAGATTTATCATAAAAATCTTTCATTTCTTCTCTTCGTGTTTCTAACTGTTCAGGAGTTAGATTTTCATTTGTTTCTACGTTTTCCATTATTTATTAATTTAAGTTTAGACAAATATACTACAAAAGTTTAAATAAAAAATATTTAAACAAAAAAAATCCAGATAAATTAAATTACCTGGATTATTATATCTTAAATAAGATGTTGTTTTTT